ATCCTTGTGACTCTTGACGTTCTTTATGTAACATTTTTACATAGTCCATCGTTGCCATCAATAAATCTTGTGGTACAGAACCACTATCATATCCAGACTTATAAGTAACACGAACTCCACGAGGATAGTTTTTAAAGGTTGAGGCTCCTACAATAGTTAATCCAAAGTCTCCTGTGCCGTCTCCGATATTTTTATTAATTTCACCAGTATCAGGATAGAATAAAAAGTCTTCTACAGTTGCATGATCATCTTGGAAAGTAGCAGTATCATTAGACCCATCAAAATGAGATAGAAAAACTGTATTATCATCAGTAGCGTGTTGATACGCGGGAGCAGTAAATGCAGCTGTATCTCTAGCTACGTGAGAGATACGAGTTTCATCTACAAACCCATTAAAGTATTGATAGTTTGAAGCAACATTTTGTCTTGCAATTTCAAGTTGAGCAGATATATCAGGCATCACGTTAGAAGTAGTTTGTGTACCAACAGAAGTGCCATCTCTATATAAAGTCCAAGAAGAACCAGAACGAACAATTTCTACATGATGGAAAGTGTTTGCAGAATAACCAGTTGAGGCAGCATGAGTCACATTAACAACTTCAGTTCCAGCAGATACTGCTCTAAAAGTAAATCCATTAGTAGTGTCATACCCAAGCGACCAAAGATTGTTAACATCTGCTGCTTGAGACATAAAAATAGTATTAGCAGAGTAAGAATTAGATCGTACCTGCATATCAATAGTAAAGTCAGAATCAGCAAAATACCAGTCATCTGAGTCTGCTAAATAAATAAAATCATCTGATCCATCAAAAAAGGCAGAGGAGTCCCCAAACTTTTTATAACGTGTTTTAAGAACAGGTCCTCCACTGCTAGTCATAGTATGGTTCGAATTTATACGTGTGACAGATGATCCATCAGTTTGTGGATTATTTAGTCTTCTATAAGCTGTGCCGTCATATTCTGTAACAGAATGAACATTTTGTAGGGGTAGTCTAGATACAAAAACAGAAGATTTTCCACCATCAAACACTTCAGAATAAGAATTACTTAAAACTTCGTGTCCGATATAATTTTCAACCGCACCGCAAGCAAAAGCTAAGAGATTACTAAGTCTAGCATCTTCATTAGAACTTGTAATATTTAAATAGTTTTTTATTTGTACTAAAGAAACAAATGGATATTTTCCATAATTACTAGACATTGCTTACCCTCTCCTTACTTTGTAACGATTGTTGTCTTTGATTTAGCAGGAGCAGCTGTCTCTTTTTCAACAGCGGCTGCAGTTACTACTTTTTGCTTAACTGGGGCTGGCTTCGCAGCAGCTTTTGCAGCTTTCCAGTCATTAATATACATATCAACCTGAGTAAGGCCATTACCAAGTCTCATTAAGATTCTACGTGCCTCTTCCTCATCGTCAATATTCATAATATTCTCAATCATAAAAGTTTCTCCTGTGTTATAAGTAGGAAAAGGGAGGCAGGTTAACCTACCTCCCTCTCCCATCTAAGGTTATCAGAAATTTGCTAATTAAAATTAGGCAAGTGTTCTGATTGTTGCAGCGTAGCTGTATGTTGTGCTGACGTTTGCACCGCTACCGACAGTTGAGAGAGCCTTGAAGTCAAAGCGTGTGCTCATGTACATCGCTGTGACCTGCTGGCGTGGCTCGTACTCACTCTCGATCTCAATACCACGACGTTCTGCAATCATGAAGCCTGGCTTGTAGACTAGAGCACCAATGTCAGCTGAGTTAGAACCAACGTTATCTAGGAACTCAGAAATAACAACTGGGATACCATAGATAGCACCGACAGAACCTGTTAGGTATGTGGCGTTTGGTCCGAACTTATCGACTGTGCGGAAGTCAGAAGTTGTGACTAGCTCGTTATAACCCTCGATTGTGGTTAGATATACGAGGTGGTCACCAAGCTGTAGGCCGTACTTGCCCATTAGTGCACGAGCGGAGGCGATGTTAGCTGCTGTAGCCTTTGTATCACCGTCTGCAGTGCGAACTGTTAGGCCGTTTGTTGCAACCTGGTTAACCATTGTGGTAATACCCTTAACAACAGAGGCATATGTTGATGTGCCACCTGGGTTGGCTGTGAAGCCTGTTAGGGCACCAGTACCACGAAGGATTGCCTTATCAATTGAGCGTGATAGGCGACGGGTTGCTGCACGACGTAGGAAGTCGATAAGAGGAAGAATTGTATCCTCTTCTTCGTCCTTAGCAAGATGTGTTGTAACCATAAACTTATGTGGAGTAAAGTCCACTGAGCTGATGGCGTGCTGGTTTGAGGTTGGGACGTTTGATGTATCACCAACGCCTGTGGCATATGTGCCAGAAGCGAACTGTGCTACCTGATCGTCTGTATCCTCATTGGCGACTGGGACACGGAATGTCTTTGCATCGACCTGGATTCTATCGAACATTGGAGCAATAACGAGCTGCTGCTCCATCTCTTCGTAGATGTTTGTTGAGAAGTTGCTTAGGAACTGATCAACTGATGTAACAGCCTTGATCTTGTCACCCATCTTTGTATCGAATGGGTCACGACGATTAAGTGCCTTAGCAAGTAGGAAAGCGTTAGCCATTTCCTTTTCGCTGAACTGTGAACGTGAACGCTCTGCCTGATAAACATGCTTGCTCTCAGAAATAGCCTTGATCTCGTCCTTATACTTTGCAATCTGAGACTTAAGCTCGTCAAGCTCCTCACGGGTCTTGCGAGTTGCCTCACCATTACGCTCGGCTTCATCGGCCGCACGTAGAACAGCGTCACCAGCCTTCTCGACTAGCTTCTCTGTGTTATTATCACCAACTTTTACAGAGACTTCCTTTTCAGCCTTCTCTGTAACCTCTTCAGTTACAGGGGCAGCCTTCTTTTCAGTCTCTAGTACAATTGGATCACCTGCATTTTCGGTTGCCATTGTTTCATTCTCCTTTATAGTCTTAGTAGTCTTATGACCGTTTACTAATAAGGCTAGATACTTGGAAGTCTCTTCGCCATCTTCGCAGTCAATACTCTTAAGCTCATTGATGTTATTTAGCATCATATTAGCAATGTGATAGTTTGTGTCATTCCATTCTAATGATGGTGTAGTAATTAAGTTTAGTGTTTTATTTAGCTTTTCCTGTAAAAGTTCGCTGTTTTTAACAGCTTCGTTCTCTTTTACTGCATAAAGCTCTTGTTCGGAAACTGTTACTAGTGAGTCGAAATTGCTCTTAATTGAGGCTCTTTCCGCATCACTTAAACTTTTAAATTCTGTAGAAACCATTGTTAAATCATACTGTGATTCTAGGTCCCAGAAATTAACAACTGATAAATCTTCAGCTCCTACTGTAATAGTATTATCTAATGATTTACCATTTAAGTCAACTTCTAAAAATTGAAAATTGGGGCTTTGGGCGGTAGCAATTTTAGTTACTTGATACCGCTTTTCGTTAAATTTTGCAAAAGCACCATTTTTAATTTGTGCAGTCTCTGCACTTAGAAGATTCACGAAAGGAATAGGCTGATAGGGGTCTGATGAAAGGGTAATATCCTCATGTTCATCATCATCTTCAGATAGTGTCTCAAGGTCTTCATCAAGATTGACTTCCTTAATAATTTCCTTCTCTTCATCTTCAGCAGTTACAGTGACTTCGTCTTCGATTACTTCTTCGATTTCTTTAGTCATCGTGTTCTCCTCTGATTCAGAATATAGAACTACAGAAGAATAGTTTGGGTTCTTGTTTGAACCATTTGCTTCCGCCTCACTTGGAGACATAGGCCGAGACTCTTCTTCTGGTTTATCAAGTGAATCAACACTATTAGAAGGCTGAACGAGGAACACAATCTCATGACTATGTCCTTCTGCCTCTTCAACGGTATAATTCACAATTTTGTGATAATGCTTTTGGCCGTGTGAGGAATAGGTAGTAACACCATTGCCACTTGAGTCCATCTCAATTGTATGGTAGTGGCCTTGCTTATTACCAGTAATCCCAACGTAAATGCCTTCCATCATTTTCACTTCGTCTTTTAAAGCATCCTTTTTAAGAGATTCTTTAAAAGCTTCGTACTCAGCATTAGATTCAAAGCTTTTTCTAACGCTGAATAAACTCTCTTGGTTACAAGGGACAGATACAACACTGATTTCATGAAGTTCTACATCAGTAATCATAGTTGTGTCTGTATTACGATCATAACGACCGTCCTTAACTCTGAAGCCTACAGAAAAACTCTTTAAAGCTCCGTCATTAATTAGTGTTTGTACACCGTGAAGTTTTTCTGCTGCATCACTTACATAAGCTTCAACAAAAATACCTTTACGATCTACAGAAATCTTTTCAACACGTCCAATTGGTTTGTCGTGATTGTGCTGATAAAGAAGAACTGGGTTTTTACGATAATAGTCAACACCTTTAGCCCAAGCTGCAGATGTAATAATATCACCTGCCCGATCTTTATCGGTGGTGTTAGCATAACCTGCAATTCTTAGGCCCTTTTTCTTCTTAGAAGAAGCACGTTTCTCGACAGTCAAAGGACTGTAAACATGAAACATTTTATCCATTCTGGTTATCCCCTTGTGTAGGATCAGGAGCTGTATTTTGATCACCCTCTGAGGGCCTTCCTCCTAGGGAGGGATCTACAGCACTTCCTGTAATATTTTGTGGTATTCTAATATCGTTACAATCATCACGATGTTGGAATCTCAATCCTATTCTAGCTTCATTAGGTGTAATAATACCAGTATTTACTAATGTAGAATAGTACATAGCTTGTGTCTTTTCATCAGCTCTGAGAGCAGAGACTGCCGCTCTATCAGGACGAATGATGATATCTGAATTAAAGAAGTGAGAAAACGCACTACAAAACTGTTCTAAAATTGGCATAATAGTATGATTATAAAATAGAACTTGGTTTGCATTAATATTAGCGTTATTACCACTCTTTAATAGAACATAAGGAACACCAAGAGCTTTAGCAATATCTTGTTGAACTCGCTCTACAGAAGCTTCAAAGTCAAGCTCACTAAACTTAATATCTGAGAACCGATCAATCTTTAATCCACCGTCTAAAATAGCAGGGCTTCTCGCACCGCCAAAAATAGTAGAATAGCTCTGTCTCCACTGCTCTAATAGTCTTTCTTTAACTTTTGGGCTCAAAACAGAATCAGTTTGTAAAACAAGACCTGGAACACCGTTATTTTTAAAGAACTGACGTTGGAAGTTAATTAAATAGTAATAAAGTTCAATTAATCGTCTAATTGATTTTAATTTAGGAGCGCCTCGATAAATACTATCTTCGTTATCAGACTTAATATGGATAATTTCATCAGTACCAAATTTAAGAGATGATTCTTGTCTTGTAGTTTGCTTACCATACCCATAAACACTTGAAGACTGAATATTTCTTACTAAGAAATTAAAATGTGAAATGAAAGTTTTATCGTCTGGAATAACTTCCATATCATTAGCGGGTAGTACATAAAGGTTAGTACGATCATAGTAGAAAAAAGCATTACCGTCTAAAAGATAATCTAGGAAAGCTCGACGAAATAACTTGACTCTATCTTCAAAGGGGTTTGGTGAACGATTTAAAAGCTTATCTATCTTTTTAACAGCGCCACCACCTTCAACAATAATAGGAACTTCAATCAAACCATTAATAATCATTTCAATAGAGCGATTAACAACTTCAACTTCTCTATAGGCTTGCTCAAAGTCAAGAATAGTTTCTGGACTTGCATATGGTTCTGCTGCAGCAAGCGAAGGCTGTGCAGGATTTAGTTTCTCAGAAACCCATTGTCTCCAAACTGGAACGTCTCTAGCCATTCTTTTCCCTTTGTATGTTTAACCAGTTTATAATTTTACTAGCTAAATGATTACTGTATCTTTGACCATAAATATTATGTAGTCTTTCGTGATGAATCTTACAAAGGGTGTATAGGTTATCATTACTGAGCCTATCATGCTCATCTTCATAAAACTTTACTCTGATTTCTTTTATTTCGTCTACAGAAAATGATGTTTCAATTTTATGTTTTTGGCACCAGTCGTCAAAAAGCTGAGAAATAGAGTAAATATGATGAAGTTCTAAGTTTTGTGAGCCTTTGCAAATATAACACTCATCACGCAATTTGTAGTCTTTTTTAATATAATCCCTTATGTATTTAATAGGGATTCGTTTTAAATCTGTCATTACACTAACTTTACCAAATAGAGGTTTTTATGTCCAATATTTAATTTTCAGAAGCCGTGAAAGGGGAACTAAAATTTCGGATTACTTTCCATCGCTTAACAAAATGTTCTGGATGTTTATTTAATCCTACATCTCCTTCGTCTAGTAAAGAAACTTCTGTTTTAATTATTTTAGGGCGAGTTTTATAGTAATCACTCATAGATAAAGAAACTTGAATATCATCTCCTCTATCTTGGGTTCCCCAAGGCTCTATATAATCATTCCAAATATGAGATAGATGAGGAATAGAAACAGCTAAACAAGCCCCAACTGCTATATCAGATT